CGACAACTGCAACAAATGCGAATACTGCAAATGCAATCGTTAGTCGTGATGCAAGTGGTAACTTTAGTGCAGGTACAATTACGGCAGCATTAAGTGGTAACGCCTCAACCGCAACAACGGCGGGAACGGTTACAACGGCTGCACAATCTTCAATTACAAGTTTAGGAACATTAACCAGTTTAACTGTAAACGGAGCTGTAACATTAAATACAGCAACAACCGCAGTTACAGGAGCATTAATCGTGGGAGGAGCTACAACATCAACAACTGTCGGTTTAATTAGAGCATCTAATGATGTAATCGCTTACGCAAGTTCTGATGAAAGATTGAAAGAGAACGTATTGACTATCTCAGGTTCTTTAGATATATTGAAACAAATTAATGGTTATTATTTCGATTGGATTACAATGGAAGGTGTTCATGAAAATGAAGGACACGATATAGGTGTAATTGCTCAAGAAATTGAAAAAGTTTTACCTGAAGTTGTAACAACAAGAGAGAATGGTTACATGGCTGTTAAATACGAAAAATTAGTGGCATTATTAATTCAAACTAATAAAGAATTACTTGAAAGAGTTGAAGCTTTAGAAGAGAAAATTAAATAATTAAAATAAATTAATACTCACTATATCCTAAAAAAGTATAGTGAGTATTTATAACAAAGAACTTAGTTAAAAGAAATATATCATGGGTACAGTACCAGCAACGGGAACCGAAGTAAGTATGGGAAGGATAAGTGTAGTCTTGGGATTAGCAGTATCACCAGGAGCGGTACAGGTAGGATTAAATTCAACTTTAGGCGTTGGTCGTAACCGTTCATATTCAAACGTCGCAAGTATTCCAAGCGGATCGCAAACATTAGAATCTTCAAATTTCGGTGGTTTATCAGGATCAGGTACATATTAATTTTACATTTTCACCTTTTTTTCTTATATTATAATGTATGGATTTACGTTATAAAAACTACCCCTCAAAATACGAATTACAATACGTTAAATGGAACGGAATTAACTTTGATAGAGAAAGACTCATCAAGTTTGTTAAACGTCTTAAATTGACCTGTTTCCTATCATTTATTCCATCTTTCAAAGAAGAACATACCATACTTAATGAGATACTCACATCTTACGATGATAAAATTATAAAAGGTTTATTGGAAAATGATGAAAACATATCAAGAATATGTTTTATTGAAAAATGGGCAAGGATAGCATCTGTTGATATCCTCCTTACTAATGTTTATTCAAGATTAACATTTACAACGATTAGCAATTTACCTGTGAGTGATTATCAATTGTTAACAAAAAGAGTTGAGGAATTAATTTCATTAGCACAAAATTTCACAACACAAAAAGATAAAATTACCGACAATATACCTGGCACATGAGTAAATCAATACAAAATAGTTCACTATGGGATAGTAAACCAACTAAACTTGCAATTTTAGTACCAACTAGAGATACTGTCCATTCACAATTCGCTTATTGTTTGGCACAATTAATTAAAACAACATCCGAAGCTGGTATTGATACATATTTGTTTTTTGATTCCAGTACTATTCTTTTAAACCAAAGAGAAAAGTTAATTGAAAATGCTAAAGATATTAAATGTGATTATGTTTTGTGGTTAGACAGTGATATGATGTTTCCATCCACAACCGCATTAAGACTATTATCACATAATAAAGATATTGTTGCTTGTAATTACATGAAAAGGTCTAAACCTTTAAAAACTGTTGCATATACCGATTTAGGAAATTGGGATAGTTGGTTACCATTAGAACCTAAAGATGATTTAATAAAAGTTGAAGGTGTTGGAATGGGTTGTATGTTAATGAAAACAGAAATTTTCAGTTCATTACAAAAACCATATTTTGAATTCACATATAAAGGAGACACTCAAGATTGGTACGGTGAAGATTTTATGTTATTAACTAAATTAAGATTAAATGAATTTAATGTTTATATTGATACAATTTTAAGTATGGATATAAAACATTTAGGAATATATGCTTTTGGAAATAACGATTAAGTTATTTAATTTCCACAGATAAATTACCAATACTGTACATACCAGGTTCGTATTCCTGAATAATCATCTTCAATACTATTATATTGTTAAAATCTTCTTGTGTTAAAACAGATGTTAATTTTACCATAACATCAACATCATCATAATTTTCAAATTTAGATTTTAAATTATAACGAGTCGTTGGTTGTTCAGCATCAATATAATCTTGAGGAACTGTACCCAAATTAATTTTATTAAAGAATGGTTCTAATAAAACTAAATTACTATCGTCATTTATTGTTAATCCTATATTTAAATTCTTATATGAGAAATCTTCTTTTTGTTGATAATTTACTTGATTAAATGTTGAAATTGGAATTCCCCATTTTCTAACAAAATTTCTATTTGAGAATATTTCAATATTTTGTCTTTTATCTTTCATTTCATCACTAAATCTTGATGTTTGAGACACGAAATGATATGTGATAGCACATTCAGTTGTCTTTAATTTATATCCTTTTAATTTTGCTCTAATTAAAAAATCATCATCTTCACAAAAACATGGAACAAAACTAAATCCATCAAAACCACCCAAATCAACAAACATATCTTTACGTCCACTCATAAAGAAAACGGCACCATCGTAAAGTTCACATTTATCTTTATTTTGTTTAACGTACTTATCAAACAATTTTTTATTAAAGTTATCAAAACCTGTACCCATATCCAATATTACTTTACCAGGTCTTTGATGTCCAGCAAATATCGGAGGTTCAATTGTGGTATATGATAATAATGTATTCGGATTTTCATCTAATAATCTATCTAAATTTTCTAAAAACCCTTTACTAATAACCATATCATTATGGATTAGAACTAATTTTTCAGTGTCAACTAAATCAATACCAGCATTATAAGTTTCAGAGAATGTTAATCTATCATCATCGTGAAAGAAAGATAAGTTTTCATCTTCTAAAGATTCTAACCATTCTTTAGTACCATCACTTGAACCACCACTACTAATTACTAATGGAGATTTAGGATAAATCTTACGTAGATGTTTGTAACATTCTTTTGTTAATTCTAATTTATTATAAACCGCTAGTACAAAACTAATATTCATTTTTTATTTTTTAATTATTTCAAATTTAGGACAAGGTACAATTAATTTTCCACCTTTATTTAAGTATTCTTCTTCTCTTTTTGTGAACTCAGATATGAAATGCCACGGTAATATTAATAAATAATCAGGATTCATTGACCTAACGTCATCTTCGGATATTACTGGTATGTTTGTTCCAATTGTTTTATAACCATATTTGTATGGACTACGTTCAGCGATAGCATCAATTAATGTATTATCTAAACCAAAGTACTGTAATAATGTGTTCCCTTTAGTTGAGGCACCGTAACCACAAATCTTTTTACCTTTTGATTTTTCTTCTTTAATAAAATCTACAGTTTGTTTCTTTAAATCTTCAATACCTTGAAAAAAATCTAACCATGTATTTAACGAATCTAAATGTTGCGTTTCTTCCCATTTAAGTACGGATTCAATCCTAACATCACAAACATCTCTATATGGTCTTGTCGCAAATTTAGTTATATCGGAATTTTCTTTTTTAATATATATTCTGAAACTACCACCGTTCAAATCATTTAATTGACAGTCTACAATTTTTAATCCCACATCATTCATTAATTTTTGTAACGACATTAATGACCAATAATATACGTGTTCATGACATATATTATCAAATGCCAATTGTTTTAACATTAATGGTGTATAACTCATTTGAAGTACAAATAACCCATCATCATCCAATACCTCAATAACATCTTTTAAGAAAATAGATGGTTCATCTAAATCATAAAACATTGCAATACAAGTTATTACCTTAGCTTTCTTTAAAGAAAATTTAGAACCTTTGAATGTTTCCAACGTGAAGTAATCCTGAATAATTTCATCTGAAACTCTTCTAGATTCTATTGCAAATGTCTCGTCGGCTGGATCAATACCTAATTTAGATATGTGTTTAGGTACGTAACTTAATAATGTTCCATCGTTACATGCTATATCTAACCACAAGTCATCTTTTTCAAGTTTCTGTACTTTAACTATACTATCAACAATATCTGATAATTCTTTCTTCATGGTCGCATTAACACCACTACGATACCAATATTTACCAAACATAGAATGGATTGGTGTACATTTTTCTAATCTCGCCGCACCATATCTTTCATCGATTACCAACGATAAATCATGTTTACCCGCTCTCGCATCTTCATCTTGTTTAATAAAGTCAGATACATATAATTCACCTAAACTAAATAATTTTTTCATTTTAATTTTTCTTTAATTAATGTTGTGGATATGTTTTCAGTGTATGGTAAATAAACTAAAATGATTCCATTATCATCTAACCATTGTTGGGTAAAATTCATTTGTCCATAGTAGTCTTTCTTCGCCCAATCACTACCAATTATAACGAATTTTGGATTAATAGTCAATATTGCCGGTTTAGAATCTTCACCATCAGTATTTGGTATAACCTCATCAACATATCGACAACCTAATAAAACATCACGTCTTTCTTCGTAATTCATTATTGGGTATTTTCCTTTATATCTATAGATGAAATCGTCAGTATTTAATGATACCACAACATAATCACCAATCTCCCTACA